GTCATTAAAATTGTCTCGTTCATAGAAATTTTTATTGTATCAGATAAATTAGACATGTTTTCAAACAAAATAAACGTGTTCACATCAAAAGTAGCATGTCTATTGCGCAACTCTTTTTTTACTATCCAATTATCACTAAATTCCACTGTTTTACTAATTTTTTTGTTGTTGCATTTCATAATAAATTTACAATCTTGATATTCCAATTTTATTAATTCATAATCAATAAGTTTCATTTTCGAGCATATTTCATTAAATTCTTGTAATGGTAAAAGAAGATGCGATTCTGATTCAACTTCAAGACATATATTTTCTTCTACATCAAACAAATTAATTGCGTATGTTATTTTTGACGCAAAACCTGACATTTTTTCTACGTCAATTTTTAATACTTTTTCGTCATCGTCTTCAATATACATATTCAACAAAACAGTATTAGTATCAATAAATTTTAAAACTTTTTTAAATGCAGAAGCTTCGATTCTGGTAACAAATTTCTTGACAGAACCATTAAATTTAACGAAACAATTATTATGTAGTTCCAAATTAACAAATAGTGATTTGCGACTATCCAGTTGATTTATTTTCATAATTTTATCATCATCATTTTCTAAATCAAATATAATATCAACATATATATTAATATTACACAAAATTTCAAATAATGTCTTGAATGTTGTTATTTGATAAGTACTAACTTCTAATAATCTGGTCATTGTCTATAAACTAATATATGTTTTTCTCCACAAAATCATTTAAAAAATCATTTTTTATTAATCATATAAAAAGTAATTTATACTATCAAAATATTAATATAAATATAAATAGAAGTATTAGTACAAATGGAATGTAATATCTTAAAAGAATTAATGAGAAGACATATTGGAGATATTGTTGATTCAGAAAAACTAGAATATTTGTTTACGTATGGACCTCATGATCAGTACACAATGCCACATTTACTCGAGTGCATTGTCCTTGCTGATACATATCCAAATTTATGTGATTATGTAGAAGAATATTTAAATATTTATGGTAAAGAAGATAATATATTGGGCAATGTTAATCAAGTGTGTTACAACAATAATGTTACTGCTCTACATTTAGCTTGTGGTTACTCAAAAAAAGAAAATTCAGAAAAATTAGTAGAAATATTAATAAGAGCAGGCGCTAATGTAAATATAAAAAATGACTATAATGAAACACCTTTACATTGGGCTTTACATGAATATAAAAATAGTTATAGGTACACTAATGAAGGAAATTTTGGAACTCAGAAATTAGAAAATACATACAGTAAAAACATAATTGTTATGTTAATTAAAGCAGGTGCTAATAATATTTTTCATATACGTGATAATTTTAATGAGACTGCTTATGATTTAATTGATGACAAGTTAAAGAATTATCTCCAATTTGATAAAAAAACAAATACTTGGGGTATTTTAACCGGAAGTTTAACTAAACCTGCCAACAAAAAAATAAATTTTTAATTACAAAAAAACAGTCAACACTATTTTTTTAAAGATTTTTTGCAGCTACTTTGCCATTAATACGACCAAGACCACAAATTAAAGAGTACGATCCATCAGTCAACACTATTTTTTTTAGAGATTTTTTGCAGCTACTTTGCCATTAATACGACCAAGACCACAAATTAAAGAGTACGATCCATCAGTCAACACTATTTTTTTTAGAGATTTTTTAGAGATTTTTTGCAGCTACTTTGCCATTAATACGACCAAGACCACAAGTTAAAGAGTACGATCCATCAGTGTTAGCCTTATAAGCACCATTATTACCTCTTTTTATAGGCATACAAACATTAGTATCATATATTTTATTATTAATGAAACCTATGTTTTTGCCTTTAGATTCATTTATTAAAGCGGTTAACGCGGCCATCATTGGAACTACGCATCTTGTACCACCAATTATGCCAAATCCACCATTTACAAATATGAGGTATCCTGTTTTAGGATCTGCATTAGCTGATATATCAGGCACGCAACGATAATTTATGTTCATTTGAACTTTATTTTGATACGATGGTTTATTAAATATTTTACTAATACCTCCACTTGTAGCAGATTTTGTATTCACATCTGTTGGAAAATTATTCCATACGGTTTCTTCTTTTATACTATATCCAGTACTTTCGACACGTGTACCACCGCATGCAATCACATTAGGAGAACTTGCTGGAAAATTAATATTTGGCACAGTACTTCCGTTGTTACTTCCTTTATCGCCCGCAGCACAAAATATATTAATGCCTTTACTCACTGCACTAGCGAATAAATTATCAAAAGAAGTTAAATTTTCAGAACTCCAAATGTTTTCGGACATACCCGACCATGATACAGAAATTATATTTGGTTTATTTACATTATCATTGATTGCTGCGTACAAAGCATTATAAAAACCTTTTGTAGTATTAGGAGCAAAATAAACAACTAAAGTAGAATAATTAGCAATAGCACCACATATCTCAATGTTTAATACTATTTCAACACTATTTACTGTACCATCATAATTGTTAGTAGCACCATCAATATAAACATTAATTATTTTAGGAGTAGTCGTTAATTTAAGATATTTAAAATAATAATTAATTTCATTAATTCTATAACCTCCACCAATTGCTATTATTCCAATTGTTTGATTTCGACCATTTGATAACGGAAAATTATATAATGGAGCAAGTGTTAATGGTGTAAATTTTATTGAATCCTTACTAATAGCCTCTTTACTAAATCTTTCAAAAGAATCAGAAGTTATGTTCTCACTACATAAAGGAATATTATTTAGTCCCAAAATATCGTCAATATAATTGTATTCATTTAAATCATATCTAATACTATTTGAGTAGAATTTCTTATTATTTTTTTGGTAGAGATACAATTTAATTCCAAAAATATTTTTAAATACCGAATAAGAGCATGGAATTTTTAAATTTTCTAATGGTTTACAAATTACGTTGATACCTAATTTACTTAATATATTTTGAAATTCAAAAGCTTTACTGGATGTAAAATTATTATTAGTCACTATTACAATTGATAAACGAAATTGTGATTCTAGTTCATTTATCATATTATAATCATTAATTGCAAAGGGAGCATTTATTATACACATTGTATACTGTTGATACTAATCAAAATCAAATTTATTTAAATTGCGGTAATAGTAATGATGACAATAATAGTAGAAAAATATTTGTTCAAAAAATGAAAAATATGTTTATTCACAATACCTTATTCTAACAGTTACAATTATGAAAGATATGAATTCAACAATACAAGATCAGTGCATTATCATTTATTATAATAACACAGTTTTATGTTTTCAACCTAAACTTTCAGACAACAACGAAGATTTTAACAAGTTTTTTGAACATATTGAAAACCTTAATTTTACCGAGGCCATTACTGAATGTACTAAATTAGAAGAAAAATATATTACAAGTACAGATTATTCAACAAGTCTCGGTGAAGTTTATACTAATTTAGGAGCAATATATTTTATAAATAAAGATTATGATTTAATGGAAAAATATTATTTACTAGCTATTGAACTTGGTAACTGTATTGCAATGGGTAATTTTGCAGAATATAATTATATCAACGCAAAATACGAACTAGTTGAAAAATATTATTTAATGGCAATAGAATTAAATGATGACATTGCAATGAATAATCTTGGAACATATCACATTAGAACTACTAAAAAATATGATTTAGCAGAAAAATATTTAATGATGGCAATAAATTTAAATAATAAGTCAGCAATGACTAATTTTGCGTATTATTGTAGTGAACAGAAAAATTATGAATTAATGGAAAAATATTATTTAATGGCAATAGATTTAAATCATTGTTTAGCAATGCATCGTTATGGTCATTATTTGATTAATTCTGGAAAAAAAACAGATGGATATAAATATTTGGTCATGGCAAAAGAACAAGGTTTTAAATATGATGATCAATTATTAAGTACGAGTAATTGGACAAAACGTTATCTTTCTATTGTTGATAATAAAAAAATTGGCAATATATAATATGTAATTTTTTATTATTGGCGAATTTTGACAATATAAATCAAATACTGATCAGCATTCCAAGTTAAAGAAGTTAATTTTTCCAAAAATAATTAGTTTTTTCTAAATGTTTCTCAATATTATTTATGTGGTTAGGATGATCTTGATGAATATGTGTGTAATAATGAAAAATCGATTCTCGAGTAATTGATTTACAAAATTCATCAATTGTTATGTTCTTTGCAATTTTTTGCAAATAATCAAGTTTTCGTAAAGAATAGTTACATATAGCGATTTCAAATACGTTGTTATCGTAACAATGATTTACGATATCAATATTTTCACCATTATTGTGTATCGTATATTTACTCAAACAAGAATGATAACTATTTTTGTCACACACTACACAATTATTACCACGGTGTATTCTCACAATATAATTATTTTCTATAATATTAATGACTTTATCTTTGTCTTTATCAGTAAATATAGGTAAATTCACGTTTTCATACTTATTTTGTCTTACACAATCATCACAACCAAATTGAATTTCTTGCATATTACAATGTGCAAAAAGCTATATGATTTATAAATAATATATTTTTCTAATTTTTTACACTACTCCTCATCATTAATGTACCTCACTTCAACTTGGTCACCAATATTATTATTGTTATTACCATACATAATATCAAAATCATTAATCCAATGAAATAATGCTGAACCTGATGCTAATTCAAGACCAAAAGAATTACATTCTACAACTTCAATATGAAATATTGTGTCTGCTGTTATATTAGGTATTTTTTTTGATTCTACTAATTCTGGATTTTCAACAACTACAATAACATCCACAACAAAATTATCTAAAGGCATTAACGATATTATATGTTCATTACAAAAGTTTAATATTTTTGGAGCAACTATTTGCATTTTTTCTAAATTCCAACCTACATTATTATAACAAATATATTGTG